ATGAGGACTATATTCGAACATTGCCTGGGACCTCAAACATCGGCGAGACCAAAGGCCTATTCGACGAATGGTCTCCCGACTTCCGTGAGGCCGCAATCAATTCAGGTCTCAATGCAGTGCTCAAGAAGATTGAGTTCCTTTGTGGTTTAGCGTACGGAACATTATCAGACCCAGAGTCCGTGGACAAGACAGCGACTGAGATTCTCTCAAGCAAGCAGCGGTCTGCTGCAACCGTGGTCGATACACAAAAAGCCCTGCAAAAGTCATTAGACGAACTGCTTTACGCAATGTCAGCCTGGTGCGATATTGAAGGATTTGCACCTGCTGGGGCATTCACTGCTGAGTATGATTTTGACGACTCACTGATAACTGACCAAGACAAGCAATTCTCTCATGACAACATGACAGTAGGAATGAACGCAATGCCTAAAGTGGTATTTCTTATGCGTAATTATAAATTGACCAAAGAGGTTGCGGAGCAGTGGTTAGCTGATGCGCAGGCTGAGCAACCGGAGATTGATCCGTTTAAGGTGGTTTGATGACTGATACCAAAGAGTTATCTCCCATATCCAAAATCGTGGATGACCTAATTAAAAAATGGATTCCAAGATTAGGTTTAGAGTTGTGGACAATCACATGTGACTATTGTGACTCTCACAAATTTATTGAAATTGAGGATAGCAAAACAGCAGTTGCTTTTTGTCATGTACGATGGCCTTATTTAACTGCAACAATTCGGTTCAATAAAGACCATCTGCAAGATGAGAATCCAAATAATTTGGAATTGATAGTGGTTCATGAATTGATGCATATTATAGTGAACGAGATGCGAGACGATAATCAAAATTCTATTGATCATGAAGAGAGAGTCTCTACTGTATTAGCAAAGGCATTTCTACGGATTGGACCCCAATAAATGCTCACTGCCAGTCAACTCGACGCAGTCCCTGATAACATCCTCAAGCTCTATCACGAGTTTGAGGATTCTGTTATTACGGACATGGTCAGACGCCTGGTGAAAATGGACTACGTGACTTCATCAGCAGCCTGGCAAATGCAGCGGGTTATCGAATCGGGCGCTGTGTATGAAGACGTCCTCAAGAAGCTGGCTGGGTTCACCGGTAAGAGCGAAAAGGAGTTGGCTGATGCCTTCTCCGCTGCTGGGGTCCGGTCGATGAAATTTGATGACTCGATTTATAAGGCAGCGGGTTTGAACCCATTACCTTTGAACCTCTCGCCTCAAATGGCCCAGGTACTGGCAAATGGCTTGAAGACGACCAACGGTCTCATGCAGAATATTACACGGTCCACAGCTTTGAGTGCCCAAAGGCAGTTTTTGCAAGCATCAGATCTTGCCTATTTGCAGGTCTCCTCTGGAGCATTCTCCTATGACCAAGCCATTAAGGCGGCAGTGAAAGGTATTGGAGAATCAGGCCTCGGTGTTGTTTATCCCTCAGGCAGAGTTGACCAATTGGATGTCGCGGTTCGCCGTGCTGTTTTGACAGGAGTCGGTAAAACCTCAGGGGACCTGCAATTGGCTCGAGCCAGTGAAATGGGCCAAGACTTAGTCGAAACCTCTGCTCACGCTGGTGCTCGTCCGACGCATGCTCAATGGCAGGGTCAAGTCTTTAGCCGTTCTGGAACTAGCAAACAATATCCCGACTTTGCCACTTCGACGGGGTTCGGGACTGCTCTCGGATTGAATGGCATAAACTGCCGGCACTCTTTCTATCCGTTCTTTGAGGGCATCTCTACTGCCATATACGAGAAAGCAGAGCTTGAAAGTTATGCGAATAAGATGGTCACATATAACGGCAAGAAGATGACCGTTTACGAGGCCACTCAAGAGCAGCGGGCGATTGAGCGGCAGATAAGATCATTTAAGCGACAAGAGAACGCCCTGCAAGCTGGTGGTTTGGATGCATCAGCCGAGGCTGCAAAGGTAAGAGATTTGCAGGCTAAGATGCGATCGTTTACGAAGCAGACAGGGTTGAGCAGGCAGGGGGTGAGAGAACAGGTAATAGTTAAAGAGAGTGCAAAAGAGGCTATAAGCACACCAGTCGAAGAAAAGACCTATATTGATTTAGGCAGAAAAACTAGATACGACGAAGAAAGCACAAGAACTCAAAGAGAAGAATTGTGGGTCAAACAAAATGGAGGGTCTTTTGATAGACCCCAGGTTTCAAATAAATGGGTGGCTGGAGGTAATGAAAGTTTATCTCGGACTTTACGTCGAGGCGGTATACCCAATCCTACTGATCCTGCGGGTGTTTTATTTAATGATATGCAGAAGTATTTCGAGAACCCAAAGGTTCTGCAAGACGATATACTAACTTATAGAGGAGTGGGAGAAAACATAAATACTTCGATCTTCAAAGAATTGTCGCCTGGAGACATTTTTGAAGATAAAAGTTATACTGCTGTTAGTTTGTCTCGTTCAATCGCTTCAGGTTTTGGTGGACGTCGAGGAGTGACCAATATTTTTGCTATACAGGTTGACAAAGGTACTGCATTCCTTCCAGGATCTCCAGATGAGTTTGAATTTGTGTTGAACAAAGCATCTAAATTTGAAGTGTTAAATGTATTAGAATATGATTCGAGTACTATATATCCATGGTTGTCACAAGGGGACTTAGTAATTCGAGAGTTTAAATTGAGGTTGTTAAATGAATAATAATAGGTTTCAGTGGGTCTCTAGTGATATAGTAATTATTAAGAAAAATAGCAAAAAGACTTCAACGTTGTCAAAGCCTAAAACAAGCAAAAATACAGATATAAATAAAACAAAGGAGCAATAATGACAAACTACCCCACCAACAAAGAACTGCAAAAAGAGTACGACGTGTACTACACCCAGAACCCAAGGAAGTGGTCTGGGGAAGCCCGAGATGACTTCGCAGTCCGGGCTTTGCTACCTTATAACCCGCGAACCATCCTTGACGTTGGTTGCGGCAACGGCCACACGCTGAAGAAGATGGGTGACGCTTTCCCCACTGCTAAACTCTATGGGATTGACGTCTCGTCGGTTGGCTGCAAGTTGGCAAGGCAAAACAGCGGTGCACAGGTTGATTGCGTGTTTTTGGCAGACTACGAACCAGGGATTAAGTTTGATCTTACAATCTGCTTGGGCACTGCCGAGCACTTCGAAAAGCCTTTGGATGGTCTCAAGAAGATTCGCGCTCTCACGCGCAAAATTTGCTATCTCGAATTACCTCACAACCTGCTTTACTCCGAGGGTCCGGTGGGGTTCCGTCGTTTGACGACTCGGTCTCAGCAATGGGAGTGGCATTTAACCCGCGGAGAGTGGGAATCAATTATTGCTGATGCAGGGTTCGAAGTGATT